TTAGTTTGACTTCGTGCCCATATCGCGCAGCCTGCGCTTTGCGTGCAGACAGAGGGCGCCCCGTGCGAGAAGCCGCCTTGATCTCATCGATGGTCATGCCAAAAGCATCAACAAGTCGACGAACTGGGATAGTTACACTTTGCCCATGGACGTCTACGCGGGGGATGTCGCGACCATAATTCGCGATGATCTTCGCGATACCTGTTTGGTCCCATACCTCATAAGTAATCGCTACGACGCCTTCGCCGCCCTCGGTTGAGACTGGGAACATCTTACGAGCTGAAAGCTCGGGATACTCGATGTCATAGGTATTCGCCTTAATGTGCTCAAGCTCTCTTTTCCAAAAGGCGGTTTCGTTTGCGTCAAAAACAGTTGCTCTCCTAGCTTTTTCGTTCATTTCTCTATATCCTAGATCGCATCAGCGGTCCAAGTAATGCTCTCAGAGGTGCCAACATAGGTCAGTTTCAGCGCGTCAGCTGCTTCGCTCATGTCCGCGAGGATTCCACCAATGTAGCTAGAGCGTGCATCAATAAAAATCTTTGCGAGACCCGCTGTTCCGAGCGTTTGCGCTAGCCACCCGACAAATTTCTCCCCTGATTCGGGGGGCCCTACGTCGAGAGCTCCAGTGGTAGTGTTGTAGTTAATCGGATCGCCATATGCGCCGGTCCCGGTGACCGTAACAAATACAAAATCCTTATCAAGAATAGAGACAGAGTCTCCCGTCAGATACTGACCATCATCGTCCTCGTCCATCGGTTGGGCAGGGTTACGGATTGCTACGCCTAGGGGAGTCGCTCCTCCAATAACGCACTGTTCGTCCGAAGTTCCTGCGCCAACGACAAGACCGAAATCAATCGAGGCAGTTTCAGCGGAACGGGAGGCTACGTGGCCCTCGATACTTCCGTGTGCAGGATACCCTGGTCTTGCAATCGCCGGGTCGCCATAAGTTAGTTGCGGGCTGCCCATTATCTACCACTCCTTTTTTCAATAAATTCAGCGCGTGCTTTTTGCGATACGCTCTTCCCGCTATCAGTCACGGGAGTCATTATTTCTTTTGTATTTTTTTCTTTCGGCTCTTTGCCTCTACGGTCCACCTCGGCATCGAACAGCGCAGTGATATACTCGTCACTTTTTCCCTCGAGGGGGAGCGAACAGGACGAAGCCACCGCTTCTTGTCGCAGGAGATCCGCTGGTTTACTCTTGCCCTTCTTCTCTCCACCCTCGAAAAGAATCGAAAGATTCGGAGCAACAGCTGCTACCTTGTCCAAAAACTGAGTTCGCTCGGCAACCATCTCATCGAGGTCGCTATCAGTCACTTTCGTTTCCTTCGCGTGATCAACTTTTGCAGTAAGAGTTTCAATTTCTTTTTTGGCGCCCCCGAGGTCTTTACGCAACTCGGACAATTCGCCCGTGATACTGTCGCGTTCAGAAACAATGGCGTCAAACACTTGGGCGCTCTGCTCGTTCATCTCGATCGATACGCCTTTGTACTCTCGCTTCTCTGTCATGGTACTCCTAGCATCCATGATGTATTGTGGACCGGCTTTTCCGAAGTCGACCACAGATATGTGATTCCCTTTAAAATTTTTCATTATGGCGTCGTAGACCCCATGCGTCGGGTCGACACCGCTTTCGACTTTGATCGAAGCGCCGTACCCGGCAGATAGCTGTCGACGACGCTTTGTGACAACGTCGTGGATGAGCTTCGCATCATACAACACAACAGGTACCGCAAGGCGCCCCTGCGCGTCTTTAACAACGGGCCCTTTAGTCGAGCCAAGCACAACACCCCTAGCGTTATCGGGGCTAACTGCGCCCCCTTCATGCTGATCGGTGATCGGCACGTTTTCGAAACTCGCCATCGACGAAGCATCGAAAACTTCGCTCTCTGGTCTGAGCACTTTGACTCGCTGGCCCGGAGCGAACGAGGAAGTATCAACTCCCATGCGCCGCAACTCGTCAACAGGATACTCTTGGATCCCCGCACGTGCGAAATGGGCGATACTGTGATAAAAGCCGTTCTCGTCGGTATTGCCGTCAACGACAGAAACTATGTTAACAAACTCTGCCATGATTTACTTCATCGCTCTCGCTTGGCTGATAAGAGCAGAGCACTCTCTCACGCACTGAGCGTTTTTGACCAAAACTGGTAGTCTCCTATAATCGTCCCTCAATTTACATTTTGGCACATCAACGAACCGGCATAACCCACTACAAGAATCATTGATGCTCGCATCCCCTACGGGGACGGCCGCTTCAACAGCGAGCGTAGTACAAACGCTGTTACAAAGCTCTTGCTCCTTGATCGAGGGGGACCCCCCGGCACAATCGGTGAAGTGCTCGACTGCTACACAGGCAACGTTACAAACCGCTTCGTCGCTTCTCATTTGCTCTAACCTCTGAACGGCCTCTTCGGGAACTACGTCACGAAAAGCACCGCACCCCATTAAAGAGGCAGCGAGGCCAAACATCAGAACAAAAGCAACTAAAAACAACATTGCTTTTTCCCGCATTGATAAAAATTTGAAGACCATTAGAGTCCCTCTCATAGTGTTAAAAGCCCCGTCAAATCAGGGCGCTGAACGCATCTACAATCTATCTCTTCCCCCGGGTGCCCCGTCGGAGGAGGGTTGTCATAAGCAAAGCGTTTCCCATCATTCGCTTGGTGCGAGGGCCTTACGCGCCGATCACCCGTCGTGTCCCAAAAATAGTGGGTGATGCCGGTGCTCTGTTGTCTCGCTCTATCGAGAGTCGCGGTCAGTTTTTGCGTTTGGTCGCGAGCGATAAGTTTCGCTCGACGAATTTCCGTGCCTTGGTACTGGCTCTTAAAGCCGCCAAGGTCCAAAAGTTCGGAGCGGATTGACGAGAAGTCATTACCCTTGAGCAAGCTATTCTCGATTATTCTCGACGCACGCTTTGCATAACTTCCCTCGATGCTACTTATCAACTGGATGTTCTCTTGGACAGAGGCTTGCACAATTTGCTTTGTGACCGCTTCGTTCAACGTCGACTCAACGCTCACTCCGATCGTCTTGTGGATCTCCCGCAAAAAAGCACTGCGCTGAAATTGGTTAACTCCTTGAGCGCTCTTTACATAAGACGCCTCAGCAAATTGCTTCGATTTAAGATTCCCAACTTTTATACCAAAGTTAGTCCACGCCTGGACGAGCTCGCTCTCAGCACTATCGTAAAGAGTCCCGTGATCCTTTTCGTACTTCGCGAGCGTCGCCATGACGGTTGTCTCGAGAGCAGAGGCAACGTTCTTCGAGTGGACAACGAGAGACCGAAAATAAGACGCAGCAGGAGCAACAGGAGCATGGATACCCTTCGTCGTTTTCAATAGCCGCCTTAGCTTTTCAAGGTCTCTCGGCACTACTCTAGTTCTTCCTCCTCGACGTCGCCCTGCTCTTCGTTCTCCTCGGATACTTCGCTACCACCCTGCTCTTCTGGCATAGCAGTTGGGTCGTCTTGTTCCTCGAGTGCGCGCAGGTCGTCAATAAAATCGGGAGTAATCGCTGGCATATACCCGTTATCAACTATCTGTTGAGCAACGATGGAGGGAGTAATGACCCCGCCCTGCATGACTTTCAGCCAACTTTCGATTTGTTTGCTCTCTACATCGACTTGATCCTTGCGGCTCTCCTGCCACAGAGGCACCCACTCGTAGGCCCAATCGGCCGGAAAGTTTCCAAATACCGAGCGGCAGATGAGTTCGTCGGTCACTTCAAGCGCTTCTGAAACCTCGTTTGCCCGAATGCAATCAACCATATCGTAGTAGTTCTCAAGATCGCTTTCGCCTGTCGCGCTCAGGCCTCCCGGAGATGTCCCGAGAAGCTTCGTAACGGGGATCCCGCTACCGGCAGCAGGGATGCGCAAGAACGCGTCGAGGAGTTGCGTCAACCCCGACAAGGAGCCCGATAGCTCGTGCCTTTGATACTCCTCTTTTTTATCAAGGAGTTGCACTTTGTAGAGGGACTTTATAACGTCGCCCTCCGCGAAACGCGCTCGTACATCAGCAGCAGTGTTCATGTTCGCCAACTTCGCGAACAACTCAGGGACCGCTATGACATCAACATTCGCTTCGTCAACAAGCTGCGCAAGAGCGGCAACGAGCATCTCAGCTCTCTCGATGTCATCACGCAATGGCTCGATTACCGACCAACCCCAGTAGGAGTTTTGCTCAAAAAGTCGGCGGGGCAGGGGCTCTCCGTCAAATCGGATTAGCCGCGAACCATGAACGAGGCTTCCCGAACGGTGGATCTGGTACTGACCAGGCAGGCCATAGAGGGGCGAGACTTCGTCAGAGTAGAGATAGGTAGCGCTTAGTTCATCGCGATCAAATACGATAAAATTAATTCTTGTACCTCGTGAAACACTAAGAGGCGCAAGCTCTTCGACCGGGTTGGCCCCCTCAACAACTGCATAGATCCCTGAGCCTCCGAAGAGGTCCGACCACATGAGGGCATTGGCTATGTGAGATCTCACTTTTAGCCGTCTCTCCTCAGATTCAAAAGTGTCTACCTGCTCGGGGGTCATTGAGGGCGTCGTGATTGTGCGCCAGTTTCGGGTAGCCTCCTCGGCCGGTACCGAAACGATTGCGCGAGTGAGCCAACTTGCGGTCAGCATGTTCTCGAGGTCGGAGCGACAATACGCAGAGGCGTCCCAGTAGCCTTGAGTACGACGATCGCTCGTTGTACCTATCCCCGTTGCGAGATTCTTAAAAGCGTCTTTAATGACTACTGGTTTGTCGTCGCTCATATAAACGCCCACACTTTTTTGTGCTCCGTTTTTTCCTTAAGCTCTTTTTTCGACAAGGCTTCAAAGCATAGAATAGACGCGCCATATGAGGATGTCGCAACGACCCCCTTACCATTTACTTCGAAGGCCATCGGCTCTCCCTCGTCGTCCACAAACCCTCCGACCTCTTCTCCCGTCTCGGCGTCTACAAAAAAACGATACTTTGCTTTAGTGGACTTCATGATTATTCGCTATCTTCGTCGCACTCTTCTGGATACGCTTCTATGCAACCCTCCTCAACAGGGTCACCTCCACAATAGCTATCGACGACTAATCGGGCGCCCATTACATCAATATCCTCTTCAAATTGGTCGCAACCATCATAATCTGCACAGCAAAAATCAAAAAAGTCCGTTGAGAAAATAGAAGTGCTACTTCCCCAATTTCGCCCAAAGAGTGCGATTCCTCCCGAGGAGAGGCTTCTCACCAGTCGACGAGTTTCGTCCATGCAGATAAACGTCGGGTTCCCCAGACAGTTGTAGATGATCCCCCCTACAGAGAGGTCAGGAAAGCTTGAGGTCTCTACGGTGACTACTTCCCCTTTGGCGACTCTCTTGCGCACGTCCTCAATGTCTCCAGGCCCTTCGGGAGCCGCGCAACAAAGAAGAAAAAAGGACAATATTACGATTTTAAAGATGCTCATTTTTTAATACCTAGTTGTATGTGCAGACGACACCGCGCCCAACTAAATTAGCTATTGCGCCAGCAACAACCCCCGCGGAAGGTGCTGCATTACTCCCCGCACTTGATATGGCCCCACCCGTCATTACCGCATTGTCGTGATCCGTAAACTGCGCGTCAACTTCCTCCTGAGTCATTGCACAATCATACGTCCTTATGTCTGCCCCGTTCCACGCCGGGAGGGCGCCCAATGAATAATATATACCTGTGTTAAATAGTCTCAGGGCTGTGATAGACGTCAACGGTGCTAGACCCACTACGTCGCCAGAGACCGAAGTGTTTTGCAAGTACAAACTAACCAGCGACGTCAACGGTGCTATACCTACAATATCACCAGAGACCGAAGTGTTTCTCCAGTCCAGCGTTATCAACGATACCAGCGGTGCCAATCCCGCAACATCGCCATACAGCGAAGACTCAGAATTACCGTTCAGATACGTGATGTCGGTTAGCGACCCATATATCTTGACTCTGTAATCCCCTGCCACATACGCATGAGCACAGTTGACATTAGTTGAGGCGCCCAAGAGAGTAAAAGGCTCTATGGCTGATCCGTCGCCCCAGTCGACATTAACTACCGCGCCATTTGTTCCCCGGATAGTAAACGTTCGGGTCGCCCCTCCCGTATACCAAAACGTCGCATACTCTTCACCAACTGCTCTGATTCCTGCATTAACGACGCCACCAGAGATTCCTGCGTTTGCGTACACGCCATTGTATGGCCAAAATCCATTAGGCACTGTCGCGGCAGAGAGCTGCGTGCCAATAAACTCAATGTTCATAGTCGCTGCATGGCCAATGCGGTTTCTCTGGCCCGCGCCAGTCGTGATAAACAAATACACACCGCCTGCGGGAAGGTCCGCTGGCTCTATGTCAATTTGAATCGCCGTGTCGGACCAAGAGTCTACTGGTTGCACAACTTTGTGCACTGCTAGATCGTAGTCTGCGGTATCGCAGAGTTCGACGACTCCCTCAACCGCGCCCGCGTCAGTCACTACGATCGCGACGTTCTCGTCGTGATCAAAAAAGATATCATCGCCACTGATGGAAGTGACTACGGGATTGGGCAATCCATAAATTGCAGCGCCGAAAAGCTGGTCGAGATGGGTGTCGTAGCCAATGCCTGCGGGGTCGGGAGCGGAAAAAGTGCCCCATAACGCCGTCTTTATTCGCGTATCGCTCGTGTTGTCGCTGTAAGAAATGCCCCCGCCACTGTTGGCGTTCGCGCCGATCCAGTAGTACTCCCCTTCTAAAAGGGGCAGACCCGGAGACACCGCGTAAGCGTTCCACTGATCCGGGGATGCAAACTGACCACTGTCAACGGCGAATAGCAACGCGCCTGGCTCGCCCGCATCATCAGCATAGAAGTTGATCTTTAAAATGGCGTTTTGGAGCGAGTAGAATCTTAGCTCGTCAACGAGCGCGTCGGCGTTCGCCAAAAAACGTCCAAGGCGATGCACATTGCCACACGGCAAAGTGCCTATCGTTGTTGTACCTGCTATTATTCCGTAGGGCATTTACTTCGCATCGTACTCGTAGCACGCAACGATATTGCTCACGTGTTCGCTTGTATTGGTGTATGTGACGTTCAACACGCCCCCACTCTTTGCCCATCGCCAACCCTCAAACACCTTGGTGATCGCGTTCGCAGCGTCATCAACAGGGTCGAACGTATATGCCCTGACAATAGTACCCTCAGAGTTTTTCAGCGAAACCGTCATGTTCTCACTATCGGGGGTATCGCTAAAATTGATATGCAGAGCAACCAATCTAGCAGAGTCAGTCACCTCAAAGTCGTGGTCAACCGCTCCTGTCGTAAAACCCTCTTCAACCTCTTGATACGGACGCGGCAGCGTCAGTGGACTAGATTTTCCCATGTTTCTTTATCTCGCTTATTACGTATTGCTCTGACTCGGCGATCGCCTCGGCCACCGCATCAAACGCCAGTATCCAATCTTCTCGAGGGAGGTCGCCCGTTGCGTCGTACACTGACCCAATCATCGAGTCGCGTATCTCTAAAGGCTCCCTGCATTCCCGCGTCTCCTTCATCCTAATAGTTCCTAATATCCTCATAGTTCAGCCCGCCATCATACCCGCCGTCATTGATGAGGAGGTCCTCTATGGCACCC